TATAAAAATAGTCATATATCTTAGAAGCACCTGGGTATGAAGTAGTTGATCCGGTAACCAATGACCGAACATATGGTACTTGATATTTTTGTATTACAAAATTAATTTTATAAGCATAATCATTACGGATAGTGTCTTCACCGATTATTGATACTTGTGGTGTTATGTTCCACCACGACAAAGGTCTAGCTGTTTTTTCTTTGAAATCTTCCTCATTATCTAATATAGTTTCAATATTTTCTTTTTCTAAAATTTTCATCGCATCACGAATATATGTGCTTTGACTTATAATTTGGTCAATTGCAGTTAAAATAGGCGTTCCGCTGTTTATTTGTATCAATCTTTTGTTTTTTTCTACTGTACTAGATTGTTGACTTTTTCTTACATTACTTCCGCCTGCATTATTTACTTTTGCTATAGGTGCTCGGCTTTTTACATAACTATCTTTCTCAACAATTTGTGCGTTAGCAATGTCAGAATCATTGAAATATACTGAATAACTGTCTGCTACTTCTTGTTTCTTTTCAGTAGATTTAGTATTAGTCAATTCACTCTGTTGCTTAGTTATTTTTTTAAATAAATCTTCTATTGCTGATTTAACAGTGTCTGCCTGAATTTCAATCGGGGACTGTGTTATGCCACGTTTTACACCAAAACCAATTTGTTCATTTATAGCTTTTGCTTCTACATCATATACAGTAACTTTGTTATCCAATCTAAAATTGAATTTAGTTATAACTATTGGAAAAGCACGTTCAAAGGCTGCTACTTCATCTGTTTTAGTATAAGTGGCTGATGTATCATTAATGGATCTAGATACTATTTCTCCATTTGTATCATATCCATAGAATCTAATGGCTAATAAAAAAGGAGTATTGAGTGCTTCAATTTGTTGACTTATATCTTTTTTGATTTTAGATTTCTGTTGTAATTCTATTTCTGCCTTTACCAAACGTGACGGGAAAGTCATTGCATATGGTTCATAAATTTTAAATTTGAATCCAGTATTGTTAGTAGCAGTAGAAGTTTCTTTAGCATTAATTTTTCCTACTATTTCTAAATCATCAATAGTAAAATCATAGTTAAACCAACTATTTCTTGGACTGTCTAAACCAGAAGTAATGCCGCCACTTTGTACAATCAATTCTAAATCTTTTATCTGCCAAGTTCCGGTTACATTATAATTATTGAAGGCTTCTGGATTCATTGCGTAGAGGCTCAATTTATATGTCACACTACTAAATTGGCTCAATGGATTCCATGTTCTTCTCTCAAGTTTTGTAGGATACGTATCAGTTTTAGTTCCAGTATCAGTTAAAGTTTGACTAGTAGTACCAGAAGTTTCATTAGCTTTAGCTGTTTTTTTGTTTGATGTTTTTCCTCTATCATCGGAATTGCTACTATTTCCAGATCGTCTAGCAGCATCAGCCATTAAAGCCAAACGAATTTGTTCATCAGATTTTTTAGGTGAGCTACTATTTCCGGATCGTCTGGCAGCTTCTGCTGCCAATGCTAATCGAATTTGCGTATCTTCTGCGGCTGTTGCCATATTATAATCCTAATGCTGTTTTAAGATTGTCAAGCTGTGGCAAATAGATATTTACCCCGGGCACAAAATCAAAAAGAGGATCTTTTAATGTGTTAGGATTTCTTTGTGCAAATACCCACCACAATCTACCATCACGATACATATCAAATGCTAATAAATCAGGACGCATTTTGTATGCTAATGTTATTTCCCAAAGAGGGTCTAATGAATTCATTGGTACAGGTCTGTTAATCATGGTATCTAAAAATTGATTATTATATACCTTACTAAGGTAGTATGGGCTAGATTGTGGATATGACATTACCAAATACCTCTCTTTAATAATTCACCTGATGCATATTTTTCTAAACTGAAATTATTTGCAATATCTGCGCGGGTTACTACTGGTAAAGCGTTCAAACTTAATTGAATTTTAGTGGGAACGTAAGTAGCCGCACTATTTGATAATGAGTTCCATGTTGGATCTTTTGATATTCCACCAATCGGTACTTTACTTGCCAATGCTCGTATTTTTGCTACTAACCCGGCAGCACTCCCTGTATCTTTGGCTGCATACGCACTTACATTTTGACCAGCCCATTGTGTTGTACTTCCTGCACGAATATAATCTACGTCCGTTGGTAAATTATATTGAAACGATGTTAGTACGATTGGATGATCACTAAATTGATATTGACCGTAGCCCAATAAGTAACATAACGGCGGGGGTGTTCCTGCTCTTGGGTTTGCATCTTGCCCATAGAACATCTTAGTAACAGATTTGAAAAAATGTATTACTGCTAACATATATAATGCTTCGGTGGTATCTTGTGCTGTGAAGTCAGCCGTAATTTGTATTTCTTCCACTGAACTATTTTTATAGAAATATTGTTTATAGTTAGTATGTGTTAAATCACTAGGGTCATAATTAGCTTTATATGATATATTAATTTGCGGCGTGTATGGGAAGATTACACCACTAGTTGCTTTTAATGGATATAGAAGATCTCCTTCTACAGCAGTGTTATACAAATAGTTAGCTTGTTGTGCAAGTTGTAGTCTGATTCTCCAATCATCTTGCTGGCGTGCATTTCGTTGAGTTTGTGCGACTGCTCTAGACCTAACTGAGTTTGCATTTATGCTTCTGCTTCCAGTAGTTACACCAGTTTCAGGATTTGTTGTACTACCATCTGGGTTTCTAATTGTAACATTTTGTCCTTCTGCATTGACACCACCCGCATTTCTTTGAGCCTGTATAATAGCGTCTTGTTCTGCTTGAGTAGCACCACCGTATGATTCTGCGGCCGCTTCTTGTTGTGCCGCTATGATAGCATCTTGTTCTGCTTGCGTGGCTCCTCCGGTGGTATCATAATAATTATCCCCCGGGGCTTGCCCTTCAATCTGTGCAAATCCTTCAGGTGGAGGAGGTACATATGGATCACCTAATCCGATCGGGGGCGGTGGAGAAGGGGCATCAGGAACTGGAGTATTTGTTGCGGCAGATTCTTTATCGGCTTTATACTTTTCTTCCTTAACACTGTCAGTAACACCGGCTATGTTAAAACCAAGGCCGCCAGTTTGTCCTGCTGCTCTAAGTTGTGCAATTAACTCACCATTCGCCTGCGTATTGTTTTTTGTTGTTGTCCGCTGGTCTTCACTCACTGGCTTAGTTGTAGTAGCCGTTTGTCCAGTGGGTGTAGAAACAGTATATGTAATTTGATTAGTAGTTGAGTCTAAGACCGCAGTTGTAACTAGTCCGCTGGGTGAGGTGTACGAATCGCTATATTGTGGCATATTTTGTTGATTATCCTATATTTTATTTACTGTTGCCAAAAACAGCATAGTTGGGTGATGCTGTCTCTACTGTTTCATTTGGTCCCCCGTCGGGAAACTCGGGGATATATGAATCATTGGATGTTGTGTCTGTTGCCATGGAGTAAACCTTTGCTAAATATATTTATCGCACAAAAAATACCACTTTTTTACCATAACGCTTTGTTTCTTACAACAAAAGTGTTATACTTGCCACATCACAATAACGGAGATTTATGAGTATAGCAGTCAAAAAACCAGTCAATTATCTTAATAACAAAGACATTCTAAAAGAGATTCACCTAAGCAAAAATGCATATTGCACTTTCTTAGATAATGAAGTAGATCACCGGTATGATTTCATAGTAGATTTACCAACTGAGCCACTAGAAAAATCATTAGCATATGCATTAAAGCGTGATAATATCAGGCAAGCTAAAGAAACTAGGGCGGCACGACTAAGTGCCGAGTTGGGCGAGAAAGATAGTGTTGATCCAAAAAAGATTCCCACTAGTGACCTAGTATTTCGTGTAATGACTTGGGATCATGTTCCGGTTGCACCAAAACAACCTAGAAAAGTTGATAAGAAGAAAACTGCAAAAGATATCTTTGAATTTGAAGATGAAAAAGATGAGATTTTCGCAGACCTAGAGGATCCTACAACTGCTAAAGAAATTGATGATATGGTTCATGTCAAAGTAAATTTCCCACCATTCCAGCATTTTAGATTAGATAGTACAAATACTTTTCAATGTATCGGCAAAAGTCATTGGACAGGTGGCTTGGAAAACGGAGAGTTCAGTAAGGATCACGGCAATATTACTAATAAGTTAGCCCGTATGTATATTATGATGTGTGAAAAATACGCTATGAAATTCAATTGGCGCGGGTACACATACAATGATGAGATGCGTAACAGTGCCATTCTACAGCTTACATATGTTGGGTTACGATTCAATGAAGCCAAATCTGCAAACCCATTTGCATACTACACAGCCGCAATTACTAATAGTTTCTGTCGTGTATTGAATAGTGAAAAACGAAATCAAAACATCCGTGATGATATTTTAGAAATTAATGGGCTTAACCCAAGCTGGACTAGGCAAGGAACGTCTAGTATGGTATACGAAGAATAATTTAACCATCAGAGTTGCTAATCCAACTCTGTTTCTATATAATACATGAATGAGTAACCTTTTCAAGAAAGCCGCTGTCTTTACAGATATACATTTTGGTCTAAAGAGCAACAGTCTACAACATAATCAAGATTGTTCTAACTTTGTAGACTGGTTCATACAAAAAGCAAAACTTGAGGGATGTGAAACTTGTTTCTTCCTTGGTGATTATAATCATCATAGAGCAAGCATTAACATCCACACTTTGCAATTTGGATTACAAGCATTGGAGAAATTAAATGATAGCTTTGATAGAGTATATTTTATACCAGGCAATCACGATCTTTATTATCGTGACCGTAGGGACATTCATAGTATTGAGTGGGCTAAACATTTACCAAACGTACAAATCATCAACGACTTCTTCAAAGAAGGAGACGTAGTAATCACACCCTGGCTAGTACAGGACGATTACAAAAAGATTCAAAAACTAAGTGGCAAATATATGTTTGGTCATTTAGAATTACCTAGATTCTACATGAATGCTATGGTAGAAATGCCTGATCATGGCGAGATTAACGAAGACCATGTGAAGGGTTTTGATAAAGTATTCAGTGGTCACTTTCATAAACGACAAGCACGTAAAAACATTTGGTACATAGGTAATAGTTTCCCACATAATTATGCTGATGCAGGTGATGATGCACGTGGTATGATGATATTGGAATGGGGTGAAGAGCCTGTATTCCATAGTTGGCCACGTCAACCATTGTTTAGAGTTTATAAACTTAGCGATGTATTAGAAAATCCAGAAGGGTTGCTATTGATTGATAGCCATGTTAGAGTACATCTTGATATTGATATTAGCTATGAAGAGGCAAACTTCATCCGTGAAACTATGATTCCAGAACATAAACTAAGAGAAATGGCGTTGATACCTATGAAGGTTGAACAAACTGAAACGCAAGGCTTTGACGGTCTTAAGTTTGAAAGCGTAGATCAAATTGTCATTGACCAGATTAATAGTATTGAGTCAAACACATTTGATAAACGAATTTTGTTAGAAATTTACAACAACCTATGATTTTACTAAAGAACATTACACTACGAAACTTTCTATCAATCGGTCAAGTCACTCAAGCAGTTGACTTTAACCGCCAAGACTTAACACTTATTCTGGGTGAAAATTTAGACTTAGGTGGTGACGGCGCTCGTAATGGTACAGGCAAGACTAGTCTTATTCAAGGCTTAAGTTATGCATTGTTTGGTGTACCTATTAACAGTATCAGAAAAGATAATTTAGTCAATCGCACAAATGCTAAAGGCATGCTGGTTACGCTTGAGTTTAGTGTAAACGGCATTGACTATAAGATTGAACGTGGGCGTAAACCAAATCTATTGAGATTTTATGTAAACAATGATTTGCAAAAAGGTCTAGATGACGCACAAGGTGAGAACAAAGAAACACAGGCCCAAATTGAAAAAATCATTTGTATGTCTAGTAGCATGTTCCGCCACATTGTAGCATTGAATACTTACAGCGAACCATTCCTAGCACTAAAAGCAAACGAACAACGTGAACTCATTGAACAACTCTTGGGTATTACACTACTATCCGAAAAAGCAGAATCAATAAAGTTATTGTTAAAAGAAACTAAAGATAGTATTCAACAAGAAGAATTCAATGTAAAAGCGATTGAAGAAGCCAACAAGCGTGTAAAGGAACAGATTGAAGCAACTAAGCGCAGACAAAAACTGTGGCAGACCAAGCATGATGAAGATTTTACTAGACTTGCTACCACATATGAAGATTTGAATAAAATTGATATTAGTGCTGAGTTACAAGCACACAAAGATTTAACAGCCTACAATCAAAAACGCAAAGAAATTGATGACCTTAAGAAGTACATAGCAAGATGTGAGACTGACGAAGCCAAAGAACAAAAGACTATAGAGAAGCTAAAGAAAGAAATTGAAGATTTAAAAAATCACACTTGCTATGCATGTGGGCAAGAATTTCACGATGAGAAGCATGAGGCAGTATTGACTAGCAAAATAACAGCGTTAGAAGAGGCTGGATTGCAATCATTAGCAACCAATATTCAGTGGGCAGAGAATACCGACAAATTGCAAGTGTTGGGTGAATTGGGCAGAATGCCAAATACACATTATGACACTGAGGCAGAAGCAGTAAAGCATTCAAGTCAACTTGCTAATATATTGACTCAAATTGAAAACAAAGTAACAGAAACTGATCCATATAGTGAGCAGATTGAAGAAATGGAAAGTCAAGCATTACAATCAATTGACTTTGAAGCTATCAACAAATTAACTAAAACAATGGAACATCAAAAGTTCTTACTAGATATATTAACTAGCAAAGACAGTTTTGTTCGTAAGAAGATCATTGACCAGAACTTAAGTTACTTGAATAGTCGGTTAACACATTACTTAGATAAGATTGGGTTGCCCCATCAAGTTATCTTTCAAAACGATTTGCAAGTTGAAATTACAGAATTAGGTCGTGAACTTGACTTTGACAATCTAAGTCGAGGTGAACGTAATAGATTGATTCTAGGCTTGAGTTTTGCATTCCGTGACGTTTGGGAGAACTTATATGCGCCGATCAATACATTATTCATTGATGAACTAATTGACAGTGGGCTAGACACAATGGGTGTCGAAAATGCTATTGCTATTCTTAAGGATATGAGTCGTAGGCGGCACAAATCAATTTGGCTTGTCAGTCATAGAGAAGAATTAGCAGGGCGTGTGCCCAGCGTATTGAAGGTTGTGAAAGAAAATGGATTCACAACATACAGCACATCAGTAGATATAGAATAATTTAAAATAGGATATATCACGATAAGTAGTAGTATGCCAAGTCCACAAAAAGCTAAAGGTTCAGGATACGAGAGAGAAGTTGCAAAATTTCTCTCAGATTTGTACGGTGAGAGTTTCATTCGTGCTCCTGGATCCGGCGCATATGTGGGTGGCAAGAATCAAGCCAGAACTCAATTCTTACATGAGGGGCAGATTCGTTCTTTTAAGGGCGATATTGTTCCGGGAGAGAGTTTCAGCAAAATGAATGCAGAGTGCAAGTTCTATCAGGACTTCCCGTGGCACCTATTACTCACAGGTGAATGCAAACAACTTGATTCGTGGCTAGGACAATTACTTGATGTAGAAGATATTGACGATTTGAATATTCTGTTTATGAAATTTAATCGTAAGGGTCAATATGTCGCAGTACAAGGAAAACTAACATGGAAAGCAGACAACTGCTTATTCTATAGTAGTCCGACATACGGTGATTGGGTCGTAATGGAACATTCTAGCTTTTTCAAAAATAATGCAGAATTAGTAAAATCATATTCAGGCACATCAGACACCAAGTCAAAACCAAATATTCTTACTTTTAATACACCACAATTAGCAGGCTGAGTTGTCAGTCCTCCTTGAGTTTGTACAGATTGTGCTGTGCTGACGGATCTGGAGTATGCGTGTTAGCAATAACATGGAACACCGAGAAGGCAATCGGAAAAGCGAACCTTCAATGAGTTTATATCTCACTCTATCTTGCGGATATAAAACATGCGTTGTCGAAGAATCAAATTAAATTTGATAGCTTCACTACAGTCCCATAAGTACTTTACAGGACAACCGGTGGCAAATAGTGACATAAAAAGTTAATTATTTGGGGAATAGATGGCAATGGATGACGGGCATGGCAAGTTACCAATGGTAGTGCAAATTTGCACTACCATGGCTTCAAAGCGGCAATATATCTTTAACTCATTAATCCTTAATGAATATCTAAAACAATACCGATTGTGATACTGAGCGAAGCGAAGTATTACAGAAGGTAGATGACCGAAGGTCATCTCTAAAGAATAAGTAAGTATAAGTTATTAGAAATGAACAGTTATGGTTAAAAGAATGGTAACTTACTATTCTTGGTAGTCTCTAAGTTATCATCAATAATTTTAGATATGGTTTCTCGTTCTGAGATACTAAGGTTTAAAATATCCGTGTAAGATATCCCACCTCTCATATACCACGCCATCCTCAAAGAATCCGACTTAATAGCGTTACATTCTTTATCCATGTTTTCAATAAGACTTGATACACCTTCGGAATCAAGTGTAAGAAGTCTTATTCGAAAAAATCAGTAACATTAACACTGAATGGTTGTTCATAACCGTGTCCACAATGAACACAAGTGATCTTTAATGGTTTGTTTTCTGTGCTTCTACGTAAGGCTACACTATGTTCTTGTACAGTATCATATGTTTTTTTATCGCACTTAGTCAAAAATTCAAATATAAACTCATTTTCAAATACAGTAGCTGTGGGTACTCTCATATATTCAATGGTTGATGCAACTAATTTCATTGTCATCTGATTGATTTGAAGAAGTAACTCACTACTCTTTGTATCTCGACTGGCATCATCTTCAATTTTAGATAACATCTGCAAAGCCTTCTGTACTTGAAACTGTGCTAATGTAGCCTCATTCATTTCGCTAAATTTCAATGGTTTGAACTTAAATGAAATCTCACCAATTATTAATGGTTCGTTGTAGTTTCCAGGTTTGAATTCAGCTAATACCCCCGATAGATTCAAATCGTATTTTCCTGTTTCCTTACACTCGGGGCAGTCAGTTTCTATTTCCATATTGCTACCATGAGTAGCGGCACGTATTGCAACTAATATAGGATCTATATCTACATTAGATAGTTGCCATGGATCTTTGATATTTGGAATACAGCTTTTTATAACTTCTACTACAGCAGTGCCATTGAACAATGCATCAGGAGTTCTACTGGTAATCTCATCAATAGCAGTCATTGGATACACAGGTAATTCTCCAGTATCAGGCATATCTATAGTTCCTTCTGGATATCCTAGGCCCCCGCTGGGTAATTTTAGATAAACGGCCGGTCTACGGAAATACTGCTTTAGTGGATTGTCTGACATAAAAACTCCTATTATTTGGTATGCTAAATACTATATACCCAATTATTTAGCAACTACAAAACTATGGCTGACATTTCTCCTGAACAACAAGACGCATTTAACCGATTCATGGAATCGGTTACCGAGGCACAGGTGCGCCTTACTGTAGCTTCGGCAGCCATTACTACCTCATCAACTAGCATATCTGAAAGTTTGTTTAAAGCAAGAAGTGAATTACACAAACTATCTGAAGCGTTAAAAATAAGTACTGGTAATTTAGGAAATCTTACCTCTGCGCTCGGAGAGCAGATAGAAGCTACTAAAAAAGCATCTGAAGGGGCAGAACAAGCATTTGAAAATGTAGCAAAGTCTGCAGGCACTGTAAATTTTAATAATCTAAATCAAAATACTATAGCATTAGTCGAAGCATTCAGCAAATTGACTGGAACCACTCATGATCAAAGTGTTGCATTGTTGACTGCTAATGGTACATTAAATGCGTTTGGATTACACCAAATTGAAGTATTAGAGTTAATAAAGATTGAAAAAGAATTAAAAGAAAAAGCAGATAAAGCTAGAGCCGCATTTGATCAGTTCGCAAAAGCCCTTGAGGGTAGTGTGTTAGGAATGTTTAAATCATTAAACAAAGCTGAAACTAGTACTGGCAAATATGCTGATAGTGTAGAAAAAGCAGCCGGTGCAACCGCAGATTGGTTAAGTTCATTTGGCCCACTGGGCAAGATTGCTGGCATGCTAGTCAACGTTATGGGCACGTTAGTAGGAGAAAGCCTAAGACAGAACGATGCACTAGTTAAAACTTATCAATCACTATCTAAGATTGGTCAAATTGATAGCACTGACCTTCAAGAATTATTAAATGACTTACACAAAACTGGGTTAAGTGTACAAGAGGTAGACAAGTATGTAGCCGCATTAACTAAAGTAAGCCCGGAATTAGCTAATCTAAGTGCAACGGTAGGGCAAGGCAGAAAAATTCTTGCCGAAGTATTTGGTCAGACATTAAAAAATGGAACCCAACAAGAATTATTTCGTTTAGGCTATACAATGGAAGAAGCTGTCAATACGACAGGAAGTTTTATAGCTAGTTTGAGCCTTGCAGGTAATACAAATAAAAGATCAACCGCAGATTTAAACAAAGAGACAATGGGTTACTTACGTAATCTAAACGAATTATCAGCATTGACTGGCAAAAGTCGTGATGAAGCGGACAAGGCTAGAAGAAAACAAGAAGAAGATTTGGCATTTCAATCATATCTGAATACATTAGATGCAAAATCACGTGAGCAAGCAAGAATGCAAGTTCAAGCATATTCCTTAGCATATGGGGAAGATTATGCAACTGGGGCAAAATCTATCATACGTACAGGTGGTGCTATAGTAGATGAGTTTGGTGCTAAAATATTACAGTCTGTGGGCCCGCAAGGTATTGCTGGAATGGTAGATTTTGGTAAACAAAAATTTGTCAATGATCAAGCAATGATGGATGGATTACTAAAAAATCTTACTGGCACTGCACAGTTAATGGAGCCTAGATTTAAACAATTTGCAACACAATTACGATATGGCGGCGCCGACTCTGTAAAAGAATTTGGACAAAGTATAGAAACATACCGCGGTATGATGGCATTTTTAGGCAAAGATGAAAAGGCTCTAGCTGAATATAGAAAAAATATGAGCAAGAAAGAAGTAGATGACAGACTTGACATATTTGGTAAACAAGAAAAAGCAGAAAGAGCAACCAGAAGTGCATTAGAGCAATTCAATTACACATTGGGCAATGTTACCACTCCAGTTATTGTTGGATTCAGCGAAGTAGTTAAACAATTTAGTTCTTGGATAGCTAAAACTTTGAAGTTTTTAGGTGGGCCTGACTTAACAGGAATGTTTAAAACTTTTGAAACTTTTCAAGATGTGAGCGAAACTCTAGCAGAAGAAGAAAAGAAACAGATTCAATTAGCACAAGACAAGACAATTGCAGAAAAAGAATTAATTGCAGCGTTAGAAAAAAGAAAACGTTTGGAAGAAGAGGGAGAATCATTTAAGAAAAAGTTTGGTTTTAAAGACAAACTATACGATCAGTCTATTGCTGGTCAAAATGACCGTATAAAAAGTATTCAAGATAAAATATCTGGTATTAAAGAAGCAGTGCAAGTTAGTAAATATTCTGCTGGAAGAGCTAGAGCGGCAGAAGTAGGACTTACTAATAGTATGTCTACTGAACAAGTATCATCTGCGCCCGGTCAAACAAAAAATCCACTAGAAGGTCTCATTACTAAAAAAGGAGATGTACATCGTCAAGGATCTGAACTTGATCCTAGAATTGTTGAATTGGCGCAAAAAATTCAAGGAGGTATTAAAGATTTTAGATATTTTAGTTCTTTTAATGACAAATACCACAATGAGAATGCAACAGGTAGTAAACATGTAAAAGGTAAAGCATTAGATTTTACATTAGCTGATCATCCATCCCCCGAACAATTTAAAGAAATAGCTGCATGGATACAACAAAAAATGCCAGGAGTTCAAGTTTTTGATGAGTACAATAAGCGCACAGACAAGACTACTGGTGGTCATATTCATGCAGAATTAGGCGCAAGAACAGGTGGATTTTTTAAAGGACCAGAGTCTGGATATCCGGTTGAACTACATGGTAAAGAAGCAGTGGTGCCAATATCAGTATTGAAAAATTTACTTAATCAAAATCAAGAACAAAATACAACCAAAGAATCAGATAACTCTATCACCAAACAACCGTTATCTGAATTGACCAATACAATGAAAGAATCTAGTAATGATAACTCTATATTACGTGATTTGGTCAGTACATTGTCTAGTAAATTGGATGATTTTATTTCAGAACAACGTAGATCAAGTGATATCAGCGCAGAAATATTGACATACACCAAGGCTTAACAGATAAATATTACACTATGTCATATAAAAAGCGTTTCCAAAATTTAACAGGACAGCAAAGTCCTATCTCCGGCTACAATAATAACACCGGAGCCTGGAACGGTCCTGGTCAAAATAACTCAACCGGAGGATGGAACAATACTGATTTTGGATACAAGAATTATCAAAGTCGTTTACCAGAAGTTTATACCGGTCACCCAAATCGTATTGAACGCTACAACCAATATGAAATGATGGATGTAGATGCTGAAATCAACGCATGTTTAGATATCATCAGCGAATTCAGTACACAGAAAAACGAACAAAACAACACACCTTTTGAAATAGAATTTTCAGAAGATCCAACACCCCATGAAGTTGAACTGATTAAGAAACAGTTACAACAGTGGTGTAAACTAAATGAATTTGACACAAGAGTGTTCAAGATATTCCGCAATAGTATCAAATACGGAGATCAAGTATTTGTAAGAGATCCAGAAAACTTTAAGTTATATTGGATAGATATGACTAAAGTTAGTAAAGTCATTGTAAATGAAAGTGAAGGCAAGAAGCCAGAACAATATGTTATTAGAGATATTAATCCTAATTTACAAAACTTATCTATAGCTGAAAAGACTTCAACTGACTTTCAAGCACAACCACCAACAGCTGGACATAGTGCCCCTTATAGTTATACAATGCCAAATGAACCTACTACTGGTAGTAGATTTAGTTTAGGAATACAAGAAGCTGCCATCGATGCTAAACATGTGGTTCATTTAAGTTTAACAGAAGGTTTAGATAGATACTGGCCTTTTGGTCAATCAGTATTAGAAAACATTTTCAAAGTTTACAAGCAAAAAGAATTATTAGAAGATGCTATCTTAATCTATCGTATTAGCCGTGCACCAGAACGTAGAATCTTTAAAATTGATGTGGGTAATATGCCAAGTCACATGGCTATGGCTTTCGTTGATAGAGTTAAGAACGAGATTCATCAAAGACGTATACCAAGTTTGTCAGGTGGGCAAAGTGTAATGGATGCTACATATAATCCATTGAGTATTAATGAAGATTATTTCTTCCCGGTAACAGCAGACGGTAGAGGTAGTGATGTAACTACATTGCAAGGTGGACAGAATTTAGGCGAGATTGATGATTTGCGCTACTTTAACAATAGGTTAGCACGTGGGTTGCGTGTTCCGAGTAGTTATTTACCACAAGGTCCAGAAGATAGCCCAACTCCAATGAATGATGGCCGTGTTGGAACAGCTATGATCCAAGAGTTTCGTTTCAACCAATATTGTGAAAGATTACAAAATTACATAGCACAAAAATTAAATGATGAATTTAAACTATTCATGCGTTGGAGAGGTTTTAATATTGATAGTAGTTTATTCAATATTAAATTCAATGCACCTCAAAACTTTGCGTCATATCGTCAAAGTGAATTAGATAATGCTAGAGTTGCTGTATTTCAGACAATGGAAGCATTCCCATACATTAGCAAGCGTTTTGCTATGACACGCTTCTTAGGATTGACGGAAGAAGAGATTGAAGAAAATCAACGTTTATGGTTTGAAGAACGTGAAGAACCAGATACAAATGAACCTAGCGGAAGTGATCTACGTAGTATTGGAATCAGTTCTGGTGATTTAGAAACTGATGAAGAAAGTGCAGAAAATCTACCAGATGAAGATGCATTAAACAACCAGATGCCCCCTGAGATTGGGCCTGCTGTAGCAGGACCTGAAGCTATGCCTGCAGGCGGTGGTGGCGTACCTCCTCCCCCAGCATAATTATTTCTTAAATATTTTCCAACTCTTTAATGAATTTATTTTTCCTAAAATTAGTTTACTGATATTTCCTTGGTCTAAATTAAATTTTTGACGAAACTCATACGGTGTAGTATATAATATTTCATCAGTTATTTTGTTTATAAAACCATATATAGAATTATTATAATTAGGATTATTTTTTCCTATATATAAATTTTTCTTAGACTTACTCATTTTTAATTTTGATTCTGATTTTTTTGGAACCCCAGACATTATCATTGATTGGTTATTTCGTTGATATAATGTCTGCGTTTTACCAAACATAGGATTTAATTTACCTTTTCTGTCATTTGAAGAAGGACCTTCTCCCCCTTCTGTTTTATTCCTTAAAATACCAGTACTCAAATCTTTTCTACCGTACCAACGAATTAATTTACGTTCTATAGCAAGAGCTCCAATATTAGTAAGATTAGCTTCAATTATTATAATATTTGATAATTTTTTTGGTAAACGTATAGAATGATTGTTATCCCATGCTCGTTTTTTGATTCCTTTACCTACGTAATATGGAGTACCGTCTTTTCTAAGATACGCATATACATAGAACCCTATAGGTGGGTTTGATTTATTATAAATATTCATGCTGTGATTCCTTTTCAATCATAGAGTAGTTGGGAATGCTACTTCCGCGAACTACAATAATATTTATACTGTAAATTGATAAATATAGTATAGGAAATCCAAATGAAACTCTTTGAAATGTACGATGCCCCGGTACAAGGTTACCAAGATGTTAGTAATGACGGTAGCAAATACCGTTATGGGGATACTCGTAAAACCAAACTAACATTGAAACAATTACGAAAATTGCGTAAAATGTTAGATGTCAGAAACTACGAACACAATAAGAATCTTAAGAAGGTTCGTAAGCAATATACTCCTGTGGCCGCTGAAGGCCCGGCTTTATAACGTATTACAGGTAAAAGTGTAAAAAAATAGCACTTATTGTGCTATTTTTGTTATTGGCATATAAATAATTCTACACAAGCCATTTAACTCAGGAGACAAACAATGGATAACAAAAAATTTGAACAGCTTATTGATTTGATTATCAATGAGGACGAAGATAAAGCACGTGCATTATTTCACGATATCGTAGTTGAGAAAAGCCGCGAAATCTATGAATCAATGATGGACGAAGAAATGGTCGATTCACCAGTTGAAGGACTAATGGGTCAGATTCAAGCCGAAGAAGAAGGCATGACTGAAGAAGAAGATGAATTTGCCGATATTGAAATGGATGACGGTGAAGGCGACATGGACGTTGACCTTGACAGTGATGACATGGGTGACGGCGAAATGGGTGAAGAAGATTTAGAAGACCGCGTTGTTGACTTGGAAGACAAACTAGACCAATTAATGGCTGAGTTTGAAGACCTAATGGGCCAAGAAGGCGGCGAAGAACATGGTGACATGGGTGGTGATGACATGGGTGGTGATGACATGGGCGGAGATGAGATGATGGAATCTGCCGATGACGAAGATGAAGAAGAAGTCACTGAAGCTGAAGAAGATGATGAAGAAGAAGAAACGCTTGAAGAAGCAGTTCAACTTCAGAAAGTTTCTGTAACACATGGCGACAATGGTGTACAAACTAAAAGCCCAACTCTAGGTGCAAACAAGAAAGTATCTAGCAACGGAGCCGGTGCAGTTAATTTCTCATCTGGTGACGGCGGCAAGGGCGGCACACAAGGTGGTTTATTAAACCCAGCTACTAAAGACCTAAAAGGTGCAGGATCATTTAAGAATGCTCCAGGCAAAGGTAACTTTAGCGAAAAGGGTGAAGCAGCTCCAAAGCCAAAGCATGGTGATGACGGACAAAACACAAAGTCTATTACTAGCGAAAGCAGAAAGATTGTTAAGAAGCCAATCACTAAGCCAGTAGCACAAGCTACTAAAAAGATTGTTAAGAAATAAGGTAACCTGAGATAATGGCTTTGTATCTCAAAGAGCATCTAACTTTCGACCGTGCCAGTATGGTAGTCGAAAGTGAAGGTGAAGGTAGCAAGAAGTCTCTTTATATGAAAGGGATATTCATTCAGGGTGGGGTAAGAAACGCCAATGAGCGTGTCTACCCTGTTTCTGAAATTGAATCGGCTGTCAATACTTTAAATGAGCAAATCTCAAGTGGATATAGCGTTCTAGGTGAAGTAGATCACCCAGACGATTTAAAAATCAATTTGGATCGTGTATCACATATGATATCTAATATGTGGATGGATGGTGCAAATGGTTTTGGCAAACTTAAAATACTTCCAACTCCAATGGGACAATTAGTGTCTACAATGTTGGAAAGTGGTGTTAAGTTAGGAGTTTCAAGCAGAGGCAGCGGAAACGTTGATGATGCATCCGGAAAGGTTAGTGACTTCGAAATAGTCACTGTGGACATTGTCGCACAGCCAAGTGCACCTAATGCATATCCTAAAGCAATTTATGAAGGCATGATGAACTTACGTCATGGTCATAGAATGTTGGATGTTGCAACAGACGCACAAAACGACAAGAAAATACAGAGATACCTGAAAGATGAAGTGGTTCGTCTTATCAAGGACCTCAAGTTAAATAAGGGGAATTGAGCATGTTAGATGCTATCAAACCATTACTTGAGAGCGGTATCATCAATGAAGAAACCAGTGTCGCTATTAATGAGGCATGGGAATCAAAGTTGAATGAGGCTCGTGAACAAGTACGTGCGGAACTTCGTGAGGAGTTTGCACAACGTTATGAACATGACAAGAACATAATGGTTGAAGCCCTTGATAAAATGGTAACAGATGGTCTATCAACTGAAATTGAAGAATTTCAAATTGAAAGACAAGCAATGAATGAAGACCGCGTTAACGCAAAACGTAAACTACATGAAAATGCAAGTAAGTTTAATAATTTTATGGTTGAGAAATTATCCGAAGAAATTAAAGAACTACGTAATGAGCGTAAACTACAAATGGAAAGTCAGCAAAAGTTAGAACAATTTATTGTTCATGCTCTTGCACGTGAAATTAAAGAATTCGCACAAGACAAGCAAGCTGTAGTAGAAGCAAAGGTCAAATTGGTTGCTGAAGGACGTAAACAACTTGAAGCATTGAAGGCAAAATTTGTCATCGAAAGTGCTAAGAGAATGAACGAGTCTGTAACTAAACATTTGAAGGGTGAAATTGGACAATTGAGAGAAGATATCAAGACTGCACGTGAAAACGATTTTGGTCGCCGTATCTTTGAATCTTTTGCAGGGGAATACAGTGGTACTTATCTAAACGATAAGGCTGAAACACGCAAACTATTTGTACAACTACAAGCTAAAGATAAACAATTATCTGAATCCATTAAAACAATTAGCAACGCTAAGAAGTTAATTGAAAGTAAAGAACGTGAAGTTCGTATTATTAAAGAGTCTACTGTCCGTCAAAAGTCAATGGATGAATTGCTAGGAACTCTAAATGAGGAAAAAGCAAAAATAATGCAAGACTTACTAGAAAGCGTCCAGACACCTCGTCTTAAGGCCGCATTCGATAAGTATCTACCAGCAGTACTTAATAACATCAATGAAAGAAAAGAGCCTAAAAAGCAAATGATTTCAGAAAGTGTTAGAGCAATGACTGGGGATAAATCTGCCACTACACAAGTTGAAGTTGAGCCACGTGACAACGTGATTGATCTAAGACGTTTGGCAGGGCTTTAAAAATAAAGACATAATTTAGGAGAAATATAAATGTCACAAGTTCTATTAGAAAGCCGTTGGGACGAAACCAAAGAAGCCCTACTTGAAGGTCTTAAAGGTACTCGCCGCTCAACAATGGGTGTTATTCTAGAAAACACCAAAAAACAGTTACTAGCTGAATCTTCAGCCGGTACAACAACAGCAGGTAACGTTGCTACACTAAACCGTGTAATTTTACCAGTTATCCGTCGTGTCATGCCAACAGTTATTGCTAACGAGTTGGTCGGCGTTCAGCCAATGACAGGACCAGTTGGTCAAATTCACACATTACGTGTACGCTATGCTCAAGGTCTAAATGACACAAGCGCAGCCAATACAGATGTAACAGCTGGTGAAGAAGCATTGAGCCCATTCAAAATTGCTCAAGCATATTCACGTACTGCAGGTAATGTTGCTGATGGAACCGCGGTTCCTAGCTACACAGGTGCATCTACAGCAAGTTTAGAAGGCAATGGTGGTCGTCAGATTTCCGTTCAAATTCTACGTCAAGCTGTTGAAGCTAAGTCACGTAAGTTGCAAGCACGTTGGACATTTGAGGCAGCACAAGATGCTCAGTCTCAACATGGTATTGACGTAGAAGCAGAAATCATGGCCGCTCTAGCACAAGAAATTACTGCTGAGATTGACCAAGAGATTCTCTTGTCATTGCGTACTCTAGCAAGTACAGAGTATACATACAACCAAGCTACTGTATCTGGTACAGCTACTTACGTTGGTGACGAACACGCTGCACTAGCTGTTCTTATCAATCGTGTTGCTAACTTGATCGCACAACGCACACGTCGTGGTGCTGGTAACTGGGCTGTTGTTTCTCCAGCTTCATTGACTGTTCTACAGTCTGCAACAACATCAGCTTTTGCACGTACAACAGAAGGCACATTCGAAGCTCCAACTAACACTAAGTTCGTTGGTACATTGAATGGCGCTATGCGTGTATTCGTAAACAGCTATGCTCCTGATACACAACCAGTATTGGTTGGTTACAAAGGTTCATCAGAGACAGATGCGGCAGCATTCTATTGCCCATATATCCCATTGATGAGTTCTGGAGTTGTATTGGATCCATCATCATTCGAACCAGTAGTGTCATTTATGACTCGTTATGGTTACATCGAATTAACAAACACTGCATCATCATTCGGTAATGCGGCTGACTATGTTGGTGAAATTGCTGTTCAAAACTTGACATTCCAATAAAAACGGAATCAAACTTTTTACCCTCGGGATGGGAAGTTACAATCAAGCACACTTCGGTGTGCTTTTTTGTTGGCTATGATATTCTAATATCAGCATCAACTGTTACTACTTGTAATATTGACTTTCTGCCTCTTTTATTTTTCTTTTGATATAGTCTATTACAGTTGGCACACAAAGTTATAATATTTTTTACAGCTTTGTTTTTTTTATTTCCATCTTTATAAACTAAATCCAATTGACATTTATCTTCAGGTACAAATTTACATTTGTCACACTTTAGTTTTTTATTTTCTAAATGTTTGTGCTTGTCACTATAAACTATCTTAGCACAGTCAACACAATACTTGTGCCATTTTTGAAATCCAAGTTTACTTTTTCCGTTAGGCTTTGCTAATGCAAAACTGCATTTAATGCACACAGGCCTCGGTTGTATCGTTGTTAACATCTACTATTTATAAAAAAGCACTCCATGGTTCTTTTTTCTGTGGTTTGTATTTTGGAATATAGATAAATACTTAATCATAAAGTGAATTCATTCAATGGCCGTAGAACTTTTTAATTCAGTAGGTGGATACTCAGTTGGTATACCTCCCGTAGCAATCGTAGATGCCAACGGTAACGTAATCACCAACGTATTGGCACCTAGTGGCAATGTTGCCGCTAATGTAGTATATGCTAACTCATACTACTATTCAAATGGTCAACCCTTCAACGCATCTGCAGGTGGTAGTAACACACAATTACAATTTAATGCCAATGGCGTTTTTGGTGGTATACCAAACGTAACTTGGAATGGTAGTATATTATCATTGGGAGATATAACCACCGTTTCTATTGGTGGCGGTATTGACGGTTATGTGCTAC